TGGGCGCGGGCATCGCGCCGAAGCGGCAGCGGCCCTGCTGTATCGCGAATCGCGCGAAGCCTTTGCGGACGTGCTGAAGCCGACGAGCGCACATCCCGAATATTGCTGAAGCTGACCGTGCGCTTTCCTTTGTTCCCGTTTTGTATTAGCAGGTGGCATGGACACGCACTTGCCACAATCCCTGCGCTCGACTGACCCGAACGATCTGCCGACCATGCCCATCGCCTCGCCCGGCGGCCCGCCGGCTGGTGCAGCAGCGGTCGCGCGCGGCATTGCCCGGTTGTTCCGGCGCAACCAGATCTGGGTGGCCCCCGAGGTCGCGCTGCCCAATGGTCGCCGGGCCGACCTGATGGGGATCGATGCGCGCGGGCAGATCGTGATCGTCGAGATCAAGGTGGCGCGTGCCGATCTGTTGGGCGATGCCAAATGGGGCGAGTATCTCGACCATTGCGACCGATTCTACTGGGGGCTGTGCCCGGCGCTCGATGCTGGGCTGGTCAGCGGCGAGGCGTTCTTGCCCGATGTCACCGGGCTGATCGTCGCCGATGCCTATGATGCCGAGATCATCCGTCCCGCCGCCACGCGTCCGCTGGCGGCTGCCCGGCGGAAGAGCGAGACTCAGCGTCTGGCCGCGCTGGCGCTGCGGCGGTTGAACCTGATGCTTGACCCCCCGCCGCCCGACGAGGTCTATTAACCGCATTGGTACTTTTGCCTTGACATCGTCACGCTGATTGGGTACAAATCAGGAACATCGAGATGGAGCGAGTCGGGAGTGACCCGGCGACAGGCTCTCTCACTTATCCTGTGCCCTGCGGAGACTGCCTTGTCCGACAGCCTGTCGGAGGAAAGCCTGTGCGCGTTCCTCGACCATCTTGCCGAGACGTCGAACGTTTCGGTCTCGGCCAAGCGCGCCGGTGTGTCACGCTCGGCAGTCTATCGGCTGCGGGCGAGCTGCCCGGCATTCAGCCATGGCTGGCAGATGGCGATCGCTACCGGCTATGACGAGCTCGAATTCCGCATGCTCAAGACCGCGCGGTTCGGCACGATCAAGCCGGTCAAGCGCCCCGATGGCAGCATCGGCCGGGCCACCGAATTCGACGATGCACAGGGCCTAAAGCTGCTGATGGCGTACAAGCAGAGCGCCGAGAAGGCCCGCGCCGAGCAGCCACCCGATCCGCTGGCGGCGAGGGGCGCGCGTGAGCAGCTCGCGGCGACGCTGGAGCAGATTCGGCAACGGCTGGATGCGGGCGCAGCAGACAAGGCTGGGCCGGATTCAACTGTACCTGGCAGCACATGACGGATTTTTCGCTGGCCGAACGGCTGGCGGCCATGCCGGGCGAGGCTATGCGGCTGTATCTGGACGGCCTTTCCGATGGCGCGGTGGCAGCGCTCGCGCACCACTGGCCATTCTGGGCGCGACCCGAGCAGCTGGCGCCGCCGGGTGACTGGCGCACCTGGCTGATCCTCGCCGGGCGCGGCTTCGGCAAGACGCGCGCGGGGGCGGAATGGGTGCGGCAGATCGGCGAGGGCGTGTCCGATGCGCGCATCGCGCTGGTCGCGGCGAACCTGGCCGAAGCGCGCAGCGTGATGGTCGAGGGGCAGAGTGGGCTGCTGGCGATCGCGCCCCAGTCGACGCGGCCGCACTGGGAGCCCTCGCTGCGCCGGTTGCGCTGGCCGGGCGGGGCGCAGGCGGTGCTGTTTTCCGCCGCCGAGCCCGAGGGGTTGCGCGGTCCCGAGCACAGCCATGCCTGGTGCGACGAGATCGCGAAATGGGACAATGCTTCGGGCCGCGCGGAGGCGGCCTGGGACAATCTGCAGCTCGGCCTGCGCGTGGGTGCGCTGCCGCAGGTCTGCGCCACGACGACGCCGCGCGCGGTACCGCTGGTACGGCGACTGCTCGATGATCCGGGCCTCGTCATCAGCCGGGGCCGCAGCCATGCCAACCGGGCGAACTTGCCGCCCGCCTTCCTCGCGGCGGTCGAGCGGCATTATGGCGGCACCGCTCTGGGGCGGCAGGAGCTGGACGGAGAACTGCTTGAGGATATCGAGGGCGCCTTGTGGAGCCGCAGCCTGATCGAGGCGTGCCGCGTGCGTTGGCAGGCACAAGGTCTGGCGCGCGTCGTGATCGGGGTCGATCCGCCGGCGGGCTCATCAGGTGACGCGTGCGGCATCATCGTCTGCGCATTGCAGGACGATGGCCGCGCGGCGGTGCTCGCCGATGCTTCGGTCGAAGGCGCATCGCCCGAAGGCTGGGCGCGCGCGGTATCGGCGGCGTCTGAAGCCTGGGGCGCGGACCGCATCATCGCCGAGGCCAACCAGGGCGGCGAGATGGTGGGCGCGGTATTGCGCGCCTCGAACATCGCGCTGCCGGTACGGCTGGTCCACGCGAGCCGCGGCAAGGTGGCGCGCGCCGAGCCGGTGGCCGCGCTCTACGAGGCGGGCCGGGTGGTCCATTGCGGCACCTTTGCCCGGCTGGAGGACGAGATGTGCGGCCTGATGGCCGGCGGCAACTATCAGGGGCCGGGCCGCTCGCCCGACCGCGCCGATGCCTTGGTCTGGGCGCTGACCGAACTGATGCTGGGACGGCGCGGCACCCCGCGCATCCGATCGCTGGAGACATGATATGGGATATTGGAAGCAGCTGGTGCTCGCGCTGAAAGGCGCGGGCGTCGCCAGGCCGGTGCTCGCGCGCGCGTTCACCAGCCCGTGGAGCCTGGCGCTCGCCGATCCGCCGCTCAGCCATGCCGAGCAAGTGCGCGCGGCCTATTGCGACAATCCGATCGCCCAGCGCGCGGTGCGACTGGTGGCAGAAGGGGTGGGCGGCGCGCCGATCACGGCTTCCGATCCCGCGATTGCGGCACTTGTCGCGGCGACCAGCGCGGGGCAGGGGCTACTCGAAACGCTGGCGGCGCATCTGCTGCTGCACGGCAATGGTTATGTCCAGATCCTGCGCGATGCCGATGGCAGGCCCGCCGAGCTGTTCGCGCTGCGCCCCGACCGGGTGAGCATCGAGCCCGACGAGCGCGGCTGGCCCTCCGCCTATGTCTATCGCGTCGGCGACAGCTCGACGCGGCTGGCGGCGCAGGAGGGCGATGGCGCGCCGGTGGTCGTGCACATCAAGGCGTTCCACCCGAGCGACGATCATTATGGCCTGGGATGCCTGGGCGCGGCGGCGCGCGCGGTGGCGGTGCACAATGCCGCCGGGCGCTGGAACCAGGCGCTGCTCGACAATGCCGCGCGGCCCTCGGGCGCTCTGGTCTATCGCCCCGACGAGCCCGGCGGAGTGCTGACCCCCGAGCAGTTCGACCGGCTGAAGGCCGAGCTCGAGGCGAGCTTTGCAGGGCACACCAATGCGGGGCGTCCGATGCTGCTCGAAGGCGGGCTGAGCTGGCAGAGCATGGCATTGTCGCCGGCAGACATGGATTTTGTCGCGCTCAAATCGAATGCCGCGCGCGAGATCGCGCTGGCCTTCGGGGTGCCGCCGATGCTGCTCGGCCTGCCGGGCGACAATACCTATGCCAATTATCGCGAGGCCAATCGCGCGCTGTGGCGGCTGACCCTGCTGCCGCTGGCGGGCAAGATCACCGCCGCGCTGGCCGAAGGCCTGGCGCATTGGTGGCCGCAAGCCGCGCTCTCGGTCGATCAGGACCGGGTGCCCGCCCTGTCCGAGGACCGCGAGCGGCTGTGGCAGCAGGTCGGCGCGGCGGACTTTCTCTCGCCAGAGGAAAAACGGGCGATGCTGGGGATTTCATGACGATGGATAGCGAAGACATGCTCGCCAGCCTGCTCGCGCAGGCGGCGGAGGAAGGCGCGGATATCGCCACGCTGCGCGCGGTGGTCGAGGAGGCAGGCGATCTGGGCGCAGGCCGGGCGCTCGCCCGGATCGGCCTTGCCGATGCCGATGCAGGTGCGGACCTGCGCGAGTTGCGCGAACTGCTCCAGGGTTGGCGCGATGCGCGGTCGGGCATTTGGGGCCAGGCCTTCGACAAGTTCGTGCGCGGCGTGATGGCGCTGCTGCTCGCCGCGCTCGCGGTGCAGCTGGGCCTGGGTGACATGGTGCAATGAGCATGCGATTGGCCGGCTATGCTGCGCTGTTCGACCGGGTGGACAGGGGCGGCGACATCGTGCGGCGCGGGGCATTCCAGCGATCACTGGGCGAGGCTGCGCGCCCGTTGCCCTTGCTCTGGCAGCACCGGCCCGACCGGCGGATCGGATCGGTCACGTTGGCTCAGGAGGACCGGCGCGGGCTGCGGGTGATCGCGGCGCTCGACGATGCGGCGGACGAGGCGCTGGCCGGACTCGCCAGTGGCGCGGTTCGCGGGCTCAGCTTCGGGTACCGCGTCCGCCATGCCGAGGGCAAAGACCCGCGCGAGCTGTTCGATCTCGATCTGGTCGAGGTGAGCCTGGTCAGCGTGCCGATGATGCCGGGCGCGAGAGTGCACTTGCTGCGCTGACCGCTCCCCGCCTTTCCCTGCCTTTGCCCATCTGCCCCGCCTCGGCGGGGTTTTTTTGTGCCCGCAATCCGGGGGTTTTCCCCGCTTGATCCCAGAACGGAAGGAAGATGTGATGGATATCCCCGTAAATCCCCTCGAAATGAAGGCCGAGGCCGATCCGCTCGAGGCCTCGTTCGACAGCCTGCTCGCGGCCGAGGAGCATGAGGAGCGCATCGCCGCGCTCGAGACCGGGCTCGATGGCGTGAAAAGCGATGTCGATGCGATCCGCGCCGAGAGCGCGACGATGCGCGAGCGGATCGAGCGGATTGCCCGCACCGGCGCGCGCCCCTCGCTCGGCAGCGGTGAGGGCAAGGCGCCCGAGACCAAGAGCTTTGTCGACCAGTATCTGCGGCGCGGGCTGGAGACCGGCATCAAGAGCTTTACTGCCGCCACCGGCGCCGATGGCGGCTTTGCCGTCCCGCGCGAGATCGATGCGCTGATCGCCCGCACCCTCACCGATATCTCGCCGATCCGGTCGATCGCGCAGGTCGTGCAGACCGGCACTGCGGGCTATCGCAAGCTGGTCACCACCGGCGGAACGCCCTCGGGCTGGGTCAGCGAAACGGCGGCGCGGCCCGAGACCGACACGCCGAGTTTTGCCGAGATCGCGCCGCCCTCGGGCGAGCTCTATGCCAATCCGGCGGCGAGCCAGGCCATGCTCGACGATGCCGCGTTCGATGTCGAAGCCTGGCTGGCGGGCGAGATTGCCGAGGAGTTCGCGCGCGCCGAGGGGGCTGCGTTCATCCATGGCAACGGCACCAACCGACCGCGCGGGTTCCTGACCGGTACGCCCACGCCGCAGGACGATGCCGCGCGCGCGTTCGGCACGCTGCAATATGTCGCCTCGGGCGCGGACGGCAATTTCGCCAGCGTCTCGCCCGAGAACCGGCTGATCGACCTGGTCCATGCGCTGCGCCCCGCCTATCGCCAGGGGGCGAGCTTCGTGATGAACTCCTCGACGCTGGCGCGCATCCGCAAGATGAAGAGCGATGACGGGGCGTTCCTGTGGCAGCCTTCGCTGGCGGCGGGACAGCCCGCGACGCTGCTCGGCTATCCGGTGGTTGAGGCCGAGGACATGCCCGATATTGCCGCCAACAGCCTGTCGATCGCTTTCGGCAATTTCCGCGCCGGCTATCTGATCGCCGAGCGCAGCGCGACGACCATCCTGCGCGATCCGTTCACCAACAAGCCGTTCGTGCATTTCTATGCGACCAAGCGGATCGGTGGCCAGGTGATGAATTCCGAAGCGATCAAGCTGATGAAGTTCGCCGCGAGCTGATCGCGCAACCCTTGCCCGGACATCCCTGCCGGGATGGTGCCCGCGCGGTCTCTCCCCCGCCGCGCGGGCATTTTTCCGCCCGCCTGAAATGGACACCCCTCGATGAGCGAACTCTTCTTTGCCGATCTGGTGCGCGAGACCAGCATCGGCACCGGCACCGGCGCGATGACGCTGGGTGGTGCCACGCCCGGCCATCGCCGCTTCGCCGATGCCGTGCCCGCAGGCGCGCGCTTCCATTATTCCATT